TTCAATATCGTCTTCCTTCTCATAGGCCCAGAACCTATTTGGAACCTCAGCTCGACTGGTTTTCTCTTGAAAGACTCTACGGTCAAGTCCCTCTTCTCGGATGTTCACATCCGTTACGAGCGCATCAGACCAGCCATCAAACGCATTATTCACGCTCTCGCTGGTGAGTCCATCGCCCTCAACAGGAATCTCAGAGTTGATTTTCGGCATTATCGAATCCTGCGGTGGACAATGAGCTCTCTATCAAGCACGTTCAGATTTGGAGTCACGCTGCTACTGCGACTATCTGAAGACCGGGTTTCTCCAGTTGCCGGTGAATACCAAAAACACCTGACTTCGGCTGAAATCTTATGCTTACCTGGTGATGCTGGAAACGCCCCACAAATGTACACGGAGTCATGGTAGTAATCACACCCCATCGGGCCAGACATACAAGCGATCACTCCATCAACCAAGACGCGCCATTGCACACAGAATATCTTCCGCTGAAGATGGCTCTTATTGCTAGGGCTGAGGGCACTTGAGTCTGTCGCATATGTTGTGCGTACATTCGAGTCTGCAACCTTGGTCGATGTTCCAGGGATTATGCTGCCCCTTTTATAGTAAGCGAAGACTTCTCCTGAATACTCTGCATCGTAATCAACCGTTGGATCCACTGGTTGCCATCTCCAGTGAGCACCAAACTCCGTAATGACCATGCAGTCATCTTCGACATTAAGAGTGATCGGGTCCACCAAGAAGTAGTCGTCCTCGTTCTTAGAGTGCCACCCAATGTTGCTATGCGTGTCCCTCCATGGATTTCCGAACTGGGCAGCAGCACCCAAAGATTGGTCGTAGTACTTCATTGAAGAGTGAACTTCGTTGAAGGTCCGAAATTGAACCCGACCAGTCTCGAATGTATTCTCTCTGAAGTTGTCGTTATCAAGGTAGCCATTGAACTCTGAATTGAGTTCATTCAGATTTTCACGCAGGTCAGACGGCTCTGCAATGTCACCTTCATACAGTCGCTGCTTTGGGTACCGCCAAGCCACATCTACCTCCTACCTGGACCAAGTGCTTCATTAAGAGGCTTGATGCTCCTTTGCTCTCCAACCTTGATTTCAATGTCGTATCCAACGAGCTCAAGGCGCGGCGATTTGAATGAATTTGAGCCAAACGAATCAAGCGTAATGTCATCCCGAAATCCAGAGTTATTGGAAACCGAGAACTCAAACTCCTTCACTGGGCCAACTTGAGTGGTACTAACGTCAAACCGGACCACGGTTGGTCGATGCTTGCCCCACAGCTCACCACCATCAAGAGAACTCTTTCCATACACAGCAAACCTATCCATTGGGTCTTGCTGGTCTGCTTCTTGTCGAGACTCACGAACATCCTTGAGAGAACGATTGGCCCGATAGTTCAATGTGACCGGATTGTCCCCGTTTGCAACCGTATAGAGCATCACATGACCAGGATGTACGCTTTCGTAATGTCCGCCTCGAGAACTGCCAGTTCCAAATGCAATGGATGTAGTCGAGTAGTAAGGGCGCACAAACGGTGAGAACACATAGTCTGGAGTTGTCACACCATCTGCAAAATCGAATGTAGGTCCCTTATACGGCCACCACCGACTAATCGTGTAGATCCCAGGCATTGATGCAGTGTTCGAACTGCCAAAGAACACATACCCACGATGGTCCTGAGAGATTGTCGCGCACTCCATTGGCCAATTGGGCCGAACACTCCACGCACCGACCTCGTAGTGGAATACATAAACCGTGTTGTTCTTCGACTTTCCATCAGTAGGTACAGCAAGGATGTACTCCTTCTCGCTCGCATGAACGACACCAACCGCCTGCATTGCAGATGAACTGCTTACCCGCTCCATGAGGTCTGGAATAGGAGTAGAGATGTTCACGATTTCAGTCGGTGTGCCGCTATTCTCAAGAGCGCCCTTCAAAAGCATGACCGACTTCTCGGACAAAAACGCAAGGCCAAGGCCAGGCAACTCAGCAAGCGAGTCTGGAGCTACACATCCAGTATCAGCATTGAGCGTCTGTGCATTGAAGCCTGTAGAGGGGTTTCCCTTGATTAGATAAATACCGCGAGTCTTGAAGACCACAAGAGCATTCTTGGTCGCATATAGGCCAGTGATTTGGCCACCATCAGCTTCACCAATGTGAAGCTCATTGTCTTCTGGGAAGACCTCTGGCTTCAAGGGTGCCGAGTAATGAACCACATTGCCCGCATGTCCAGCAACAAACATAGTGTTCTTGAAACTCGCGATGAACTTGCTTCCACCTGGAAATCTCCCGAGCGAGGACTCATTTAGAAGACTTCCAAGATGACTATCCGGCGCACCATCGACGTATGTGTCGGTGATGTTGTCTTGAATCTCATCCAAGAAGTAGAACGCCTTGCCAATCCCACGAGTCACAAGGTTTCCATCGTAATCGTAGATGTTTCGAGTTCTATAGACTCTTCGAGCCACGCACTCTGGTGGGCCCTGAGCAAGGTTCAAATAGACAAATCCAGCACCATGGGCAGCGTTTGGGCCACTGCCATTCTTCCAGGTCACAAGACTACTTGGACCGCTTGCCTCAGACTCCTGACCACGCTCATTTACATAGGTGATCTTGTACTGATACCCAACTCTACGCCTGTCCGTCTGCCCCGAGTCGTCCTGCTCATGGCACCAGAAAGTCAGAAATTGGATAATGTCATCAGACAAATTCCCAGAAATCGCACTTCCGTCATTATTGTATGGAACACCATCACTAAGTGGTCCAAGACCAAAGAAGTCCAGTTGTTCCCAGTTCGCTGTATCGTTGGTTTCATTAGTTGGAACAGCAAGGCCATCGTATGAACCATCGTCATACAGTACGCTATTCGAGTGATACCAATCAGCAGATGTGACTGTGGGGGCTGGAGGGGGGACGTTGAAGCCGGCGCGCTCTGCCACTGTGCCGTTGAACACCAGTGGCTCATTGAATCCATTCACCAGGTAGAGACGGCCACCCCACACAGCCGACTGGGTGCGATAGCCACTATCAGAAATAACTCTACGATCTACATCGTTGTATAGGGGCTGCTCTACTAATGAGGAGCTTGAGAAAGCAAGACTCTGTACGGTTTTCGCTGGATGCGCCTCTGGTGCGTAGGACCCCCAGAAAATCTTGAGCGACCCACGATCACTGACCCGTGCCCCATCCCACTCATCAAATGGAGCCTTCTCCTCCCAAACCAGAAACTGCCTTGCGCCATTGTGCTGGCAAAACCAGTGAATGCTGGCAATCTGAGTCTCACCTGCCCAGCCATTCTTTCTGCGATCCCATGAACCATAGGTATCTCTTGTAAGCGGTGGGGTACCAGCAACAGTAAGATCACCGCCCACCGGGTCGAGCTCGTCAGGTGTCGATGGAGCACCCTCTGTATCTTTTCCTTTTCCTTGAGTGTCAGATGACCCGGTCCCCGAAATCTCCTCAAGACGATCTTGCAGATAGTCAGCAAGGCTCCATTGACCAGTATTTGAATCCTCAGTGTTTGTTGGGTTCTCTTCCGTTCCTTCCTGATCGAAAATTGTAGACTTTTTAACGTAGCCAATCAGGTCAAATCCGCCGCACTCTCTCCATGAATCTTTGGGGTCCCAAGACATGTCTTGAATCAGCATCGCAGACGTGAGATCTGGAACCCACCTCTGATCCATTCCACGCAGGTTGACTACTTCAAATGTCTGGGTCTTCATTGATTAAACCTTGGTGGGAACGCCCCAGCGCTCCTGCATCACTGGTTGGTCAAACCCAAGGCGGATATATCGGCGGTTCCTTCGGGCAAGATACTTCTGACGCATCTTGTTGAGCAAATCCTCTGCCCTCTTGCCATACAACTGAGATTGACCAGTCATTCCATGCTGAAGGCAGATGTCAGCCAGCGACTTGTAAACAAGAACATGATGGTATTGGGGCGGCCACTCAGGGTAATCATTGTCATGATTCAATCGTCTTGGTCGAGATTGGTACCGGAGCTCAACCTTCATGTCCGCAGTCGGCCGGCGATACACGCGCAAGTACTGACGAGGACCCGTCTCATCAAGCACCTTCAAATCAAACAAGCTACCGTTGTGGTACGTCCAGTATCCAGCAGCAACCCTCTGGTAGTCCGGCCATCCTGTAGTAGTACCAAGTGGATAGATACGGTCAAAGAAGACCGCTGAGCCTGCCGCTGAAAGTGAGATGCCCTCATTCTCTTTCAGGTCCCCAACATGCCTCCAGGTCCCCACACCTGATGACCGGGCTGGAGTTGGCGCATCTCCATCTTCAACTACACGCCTTCGATAGAGACGCTTGCATCGACCAGTTCGAGCATCAGTACTATTGCAGGTAGTGTCTTCAAGGCCAAACACCGCAATCGCGTCCCGCTCTCCACCATCGAACTTAATCGACGCAATCGGAGAGGGAGGAGACTCTACTCCTGCATACAGGAATGTGTAGCAGTACTCGTAGGTACCAACAGAAAGCCGGCTAGGCTTGAATGTCCCACCATCATCAACAGCCAAGAGAGGAGCAGATTCAGGGGCGGTGTAGTACACAGCTGCAGACTCAACGGCTACAACCGGATCTCCAGAGTTGTCCCGATCCAGATAGGCAATCTCTTCCTTCAGTGCATCGATAAAGACGATCTGACCAATCTCTGGGGCAGTACCTTTCGATGTGGCCGTCGTCCCATTGCCTGAATTGTATGCATGGGTCGAAAGAGCAAGTCCACGGTCCATGATTCCAAGCAGTTCTACGCAGTCGGGGGGCAGCGCGTATCGACGGAACTCAATCGTCCAATCAGAGAATGTGCTTGTAGTGTTGTCGATTTCGGTATT